GGTGAAAAGGGGTTCTATTTCCCATCCTTTACGCACCCAATAAGGCACATTGTCCTTATCCCATTCCAATTCAAAATACTCATGGTCTTCGCCATCTTGTATTTCTATTTGCGAACATAGCCACAACAACGGCTCCGCTTCTGGCTCGGGTCTGGTGTAGAGAGCGCGGCGTTTATATTCTGGGTACATCCCGGCGTCATCGAATACGTCCTTAGCTACATCAATCCACGCAGTGCTGGTTGATCCTTCAGCCATTGCTATTTGATGCACAGGCTCCGCTTTTGGCTCGGGTCTGGTGTAGAGGGGGATAAAATCATCCCTTTGTTTAGGCTCAACTCGGCATAAGAACGGCATAAATTGCGCTTTGTCTAAATGGTTTGGCTGAATAAATGCCACAGGCTCCGCTTCTGGCTCGGAGTCAAGATAAGTGCGAATGTCTTCTATCAGTGGGTCATACTGCGTAATACTTCCTTTGTAGTCCCACTTTTCTTGAAAATAATGGTCAGCGTAAGCGCCCCAGTCAGATATCTCTTCCTTGGCGTCTTTTAGGGCCTCAAGCGCCCGTCTCAAAAGTTCGGTTGCGGTACTCATGACAACACCTTCTGTCCTACCCAAAATAAAAAAATACATGACAGACCAGTTAGGATGAAAAACGTAAGGATGCCCAAAGCAATTTTTATATCTTCCTTATTCATTCCATCACCTCCACAACATTCTCTTTCTTAATGCACAGGCGTTCGCTGTGGGAAGTCTTGCCTACCATCGTGCTGTACTTACTCGGTACACCTCCGGCTTGTTCGCACTTCGCCGCCCAGATCCCTTCGTACTCGGCGCTCAACCCCGCGAGGTACAACCCACCACCGATGATGAGCGCAGTGATTACCACAAACACCAAAAACATCTTCGCTTCAAAGCTATCCATCACTCCTCCCATGTTATTAACGTGGTGCATACGTACGTGTTGACGTTGCACTTGCCGCTGTTCTCCGCGTCCGTAACGTTCTTATAAATCTTGCTACCAAACTCGATCTTCCCGGTCTGCTCTCTGTAGACATTCACCCACCCTTCGCATTTCTCGGTTGCTAGGTACAAGTCGTAAGTGTCACTCTCGTACATGCCCACACCGTCTTCGGTCCATCGGAAGAACTCCCCGGCGCATACACCCACCATACGGAACTCATCTTCTGTTAAGTCCTTAAGGAGAGCGATGTTCTTCACGTCCTTACCTTCCTTAGTAACTACTCGTGATCCTGACAGTGCCTTCTCTAAGTCAAACGGTTTCATCACGCCTCCCACCTACCTTCGTCACGCATCATGCTGTTGTGCATCACTCTAAGGAGCACGTAGCTATGGCACTCCCCGGCGTCCACTAGGCTTATGCCTTCATGGTTAGCACCGATGGAGTTCTGGCGCTCTGCTGACCGCGTCCACAGCTTGGTACCGAACTTATCGAACCCAATAATCAGGTAATTACCTGTCGCGTACTTACTCACTCTCCACCTCCCATTCTTTGATGCCATGCTCCTGCTCGATGAGACGGGCAAAAGCCTTAACCTTACCACCGCTCTGCTCCCAGAGTTCCTTGAGCCTCTCGTCAGACATAGGTCGATCGCCCCAGACCAGAGGGTGATGCCCCTCCGTAGGTTTCTTCGTCCTATCTACTTCCTGCAGGATGCCATGCGGTGCTAGCCAGTAGGGAACCAGCGCATCCTTGCGCCGATCCCATGACGTTTGTACTTTGTTGTAGGCCACGGACTAATTGCTCTTGTACAAGTTACTGACCCATACACCCACGTTGTTATTGTGGCTGTGCTTAGATGATCCGGGGGTGGTTACTTCTTTCTGCTGAGTGGCGTACCCCTGCTTCGACATGGACACCAACATACTGACCCAACAGTTGTGGTGATGAGGTTCCCACAGTCCGTTCTTACGTGCATAAGCACACGGCACACTACCGTCAAAGGTCTGACGCTCATGGCATAGCCTGATGAACAGGCGTTCGTACTCGTCTTTCCAATCGTCGTGAGTGCGCTCAATGTTGGCTTGAACTACAGAGGATTCATAGGGGTTATACATTTTCTTCACCCTCTTGCCCCACGTTCTCAATCGCTTGCCCCAAGGACAACGCCGCCAACGAAGTTGTCAGGAGTTTGGACATGACTAGCGCCCCGCCCGTAAGCGACAGTCCTCTAGATTGTAGGTGAACACCTAACGCAGATACTTCCTCGTTAAGCCATTCGTTGTTGAGCGCCTTGGTGATTGATTCGTTAAATTCCTGCTGATCCATTTTCATTCTCCGGTTGTTTAGTTACTCGTCCCGTCCAGTTGCAGTAGACACATTCCCACGTAGCATCGTGGACGTTCCATATATCGGCACGTTTACCGCATTCGGGGCATAGCCCCGGCTTGGTGTTAGGTGCATCGAAGTCATCCATTCTTCTCACGCTCCTTCAGCATGGCATCTGCCATGAGGTAAGCTGCTCTCGCTGTAGCATCAACCCCTTCATTCATCCTCCATGCTTTATCTGATACATATCCCTCCATAGCCTTAGCCGCGAAGTAATCGCGGAGGGTCATGCCATCAAACGCCAACGTAATATCTGTCTGTTGCGGAAACGCCGGGCCTCCATCTTTAATCGTCGTCATACCCACCTCCTCCAGTGGTAAAGTCCCAAATAAGCAGGACGATAAATAACGCTATACCTACAAGTGTTAAACTTTTCTCAATGACTTCAGTTGTCACTTATCTTTCTTCCCCATTCTGAGTTCGTGGCTGTGTAACTTCTTGCCCGGATGGGCTACTTCGCCAGCAGCTTTCGCTACTTTCGCCGCAGCCTCACGCCCTGCAAACGTACCGTCGGAGAGGATGAACCCTCTCTTACCGTCCTTGCCTTCCCGCTTCACGATGTCATCGTGCGACATTTTCTTGGTGCCTTTAGCGATCTTGCCATCCGGGTACTTAATAGCCGGTTCCTTTACGGTTAATTTCTTCATACAACCTCTGCTCCAAATAGCTGATAATGATCTTCGCTCTAGCCAACTCGATTTCGAGTTGGTCGATCTTTCCGTCTATGGGTTGAATAGGGTTGGCTTGCTTCCATTCGCCTGCTGTTTTCTTCACTTCCTTTGCCATCTGCTCTGCATCCTCTTCCCACTCCTTGGGTACTTCGATCTTGTTAGTCTGCTGACTACGGGGATTCTTGCTAGGCGGTAGCTTTCCCTGCTTACGTAGGGTCCACATGATCTGATGCACATAAGCCGGTGATAGGTCCAAGTCAGATGCCATCTGACGGACAGTCATAGCGGGATTCTTTTCGGCGTACAGCAGTACAGTTTCGACGTTAGTCATTTTGCCAATTCTGGTCATTTTCATTCTCCAATATGGTTTTTAGTTTCTCGATATCCGTTTCATAGATCACCAACGCAACGCCTCCTGCGTCACGTATACGTGAGAGGTTCAACTCTTGTAGTGTCGTTGTCCTCCCCTTACCGGCTTTCGTTTCGATGCCGATAAATCTTCCCCGATGGCACACCAGAAAATCTGGTGCACCTTGGGTCCCGTACCCGCCTGTGACGGGCATGACGTAGTAACAATTCAAGCTATCCAGTAGCTTCCTCACGGCTACTTTCACCCGTTTTTCCGGTGTCATTGCCATTCGCGTAAACCCAAAAAACTAATTCGCTGATGCGCCGTCCGATACCAGTCACCTCCCTCCCTTCGGTCGAAGTCGGGTTAATCACCATGAGGACAGCAAGTTTCTCCTGAGCCCAATGAGGCAAGTCATCTACGGAGTCGTAGTGCTTCTTGAGTCCGGGGCTAAAAGAGTCTATTAGATCATAACAATCTGTGTCAATACTTGCATTTTTATTAAGTTTTAACCTGTAGATCGGGTTGTTAGTTATCATCGCAAGGATGCCCGGCAGGACATCCCGCTCTACCTCTATCTGTCCGTTTGCCTTAGAGTTCTTGAACTTCTTCAGCATGAACTCACCGAACTGTTTGTTGAACGCGGGTGCGTCTGTCTCTTCGTAGATCAGGTCAAATAGGATATTCGCACGTACGCGGTCCTGCTTCTCTAGCACTATGTCATCATGGCTCATTGTTCAAGTCCCTCTCTAACCAGAAAATGTTGTTGCTGTACTTGTACCCAACACGAGTGGCGTACTGCTTGTCGTTGAGAATCTGAAGCACAGCGATCCTACCCGCTATCTCCTCCGGCAATTCCTCTACGCTGTAGCAAGTTTCGGTGGTGTTTGTTTTGAACCTAGCTTCTTGTCGCATGTTTGCACTACCTCGGATTACATGGACCCGTGGGTACTCGCCTTCTTCTACCCTTACGAACGTCATGGCCGGTGCATACCTACGCACTTCATCCCACTCGGCGTATGCCTCGTCAATGTGCATCATGGCATCGGCAAATAATTCCGTAGCAAACCTAATCCCAAGCCCCTTCAGGTGCTTCATTTCCTCCATGAAGTTTGCGTGTACACCCCAGCTACGTGTGTACTTCTGACACAGGTCATGCGCCTTCCGGCTAGATTGGTCTACGTGTTTAACCGCCTCGTCACGCACCTCATCGTACATAAAGTGGATGAGTTCTTCGTTGGTATAGGGCACGAGATACTTACGTGCTTCCTTGACAGCCTTCTTGATATCCTTCGGGGCCACCATCTTATGCTGATCCCTATGAGGACTGAACTTACCGTTAGCGATCCTCCTGCTACATACCCACGGACTTCCTGATCCGTTTTTGCTTAGGCTAATATCACCATAGCCGACCGAACCTAGGGCATACGGGTTGTTGTCCATCACCGCGTAGAACTTGGTAACGTACTCAGCGTTGTCGCTCACCCTTGGGTGAAACGTCACATGAGGCATGGCCTTAGTCAGCTCCTCCATATACAGCATGAGCATATAAGGTACGGGCACACCGCCAAACCAATGCAGATGCCCATCCTGTTGTCCACGCAAGATAGCCTTAGACTTACGATCTAAATGCTCCTGCGACTTAAATACTTTTGTTGGTACTAACTTAATACTCACTGTCTTGTCTCCTTAGATTTCAACTTCTTTGGTTGTCAACATACCGCCTACTCTCTGCACTAACCTCCTGAACCTGTCATAAGACTTCTCATGCTCACAGAACATATAACCATCGGGTGTTTTCCATGTGTGAGGGCCGCTCGTTACAGTTTTATACCTAGCTTCAAACGCATCGATATCAACCGCCGCAAGTACACAAAAAGCAAGTCTCTGCTCTGCATAAACATCCGGTTCATCCAGTAGTCCACGGACTACCGATGGGTCCATAGCATGTACACCACGCCAGTCTAAGTTCAAAGCTTCTCGCTTCTCACGTACCTGATCGTGCAGGGTGTAGCCGAACACGGGGAGGATTACTTTCGCATATTCCCAGAGTTCTCTGATCTTCTTGTTGTACTGCTTGGTCACTTCCCGATTTACTATCGGCACAGACTTCGTATACCCACCATGTGACAGCACATACGCATCACCACCTACGTGCTTGAACTCAAGGTACCTGTCCTCACGCTCTATCAACTCGTGATGTTTAGTTTGAGGGTTGTAGTCATACTTCCTGATGCCCTTGGGCAATACATACTTCTGCCCCTGATGGCTGATCCAATGCAAGCCTGAGCTATCGAACTCATGCCGTAACTTAGCGGGTAAGAACGTATCCAGAAACTTGTACCGGGACCATGACGCACTCATGTTGATGTTGCTACGAATCTGCACGTAGTCACCGTCCGCTCTACGTTGCCACACGATAGGTGATAGGGTCAGCAGTCGATCTAGGTCTTCAGCCTTCTCACTTTCCGGCCTACTCGGATCACCATACCCTCCGGCAAACCAACCATCTGCCAGTGCATACGTGTTGTCATCTACCTTGATGATCCGCTCCCACCACTTAGACCGCTTCTGCAAGGGGCGAATGTCCCACTCCTTACGTTGACCACGCAACGGCGTGATTGCGTTGTATACCTTCTCGATGCCGTCGAATGAATTCAGATATGAATAAAGCCACATTGTCTTATCTCCTGTCGTTCTGACTGTCAGAATGGTTAATCAATATGAATTGTCACGCCCACGTCAGCCGTGGCTCGCTTGTTACCGTTGATGGCCCACAACACCGGGACGGGCCACGTGCCCCACGATCCACCTAGATACCCGTCCGTGAGCACCACTACGCACTCTACGTTCAAGGATTTCTCCCTGATGTACTCAGGCACACACTCAACTGTCGTGCCACCACCTCCTGCGGGCTTAGTGCTCTTAATCAAGTCATCCAACTCATCCTGTAAGTACACCTCATGACGTGCCACCTCAGTGTCCCAATACATGACATGCACTCGTGCCGGCTTCACTTGGTCACAGATACCAGTGACCTCGCCCATGAAGTGAGCCAGCTCCCGATCACCGATCGAACCTGATGTGTCGATAGCCACCACGATGTCACCAATAGCCTCACTCACACTACCGGGCATCAGCAAGTCCATGCTCACATAGCGCCTATTTACACGGCGATAGGTAGAGAAGTCCTTACCTGCTGTCGTGCTCGTTACGAAGTCACGGAGTAATGTCCGCCAGTCCTGCTTGGTTTCTAGCAACTCACCTAAGAGCCTGTCACCCCCTGTACCTAGCTTACCTGCCACTATGGCACCCTGACGTATCGCCTCGTCAATCTCCTTGGCTAGTGCTTGCCTATCCTCTGCGCTCATTTCCTTGGCGTTGGCCCAGTCATGCTCGTCCATACCCGAGCCACTTCCGGCTTCACCTTGACCGCCACCACCCTGACCACCTGACGGGGGCGGGTTTTGTTTCAGCTTCTTGTACACTTGGGCTACGTCCATGCCACGGTACTGCTCGTCGAGTAGTCCGCACTCGGGCATCTTGATCCACCCGTGCCGGTTGGCGTTGGTATCGAACAGCTTCACGTTAATTACGTAGTCCATAGCCATGTTGGCTAGCTGAGGGTTGTCCTTATGCAGATGTTCCCAAGTAGACAGATGACGGTACATTTTATGGAAACATTCATGCAACATCAGGAACCTGAGTTCAGAGTCGTTGAGACTCTCGACAAACCCACGGCCATACATTTCATCCTTGCCATTAGTACAAGCAGTCGGTAGTCCGTCGACTACACTCTTGCTACCGATCATCAGCACACCGGACAGAGCGATGAACTCGTCCCTGCCCATGATGTCGGACGTTGCCTTATGTAACCGCTGTTCTGCGGTTAGCTTCTTACCTATGCTTAGTGACATTTCACACCTCACGCATCTGCACTGAATAAGTAGTTATTAGCCATGCACCAGTTGGTAAACTTCTGGTTGGTCATCACAAGCGTCTGCTTGTTATATGTCGGCTTGCGTACCTGAAGCACGAACAGGGCTTGGGCTTCCTTGTCCAGTCGCTCGAAGTATTGAAGCCACGGCGTTACGAACTCCTGCGTCATGTTGGCAATCGCACGGTTCACAAGCATCACCATAGCTGAGGCTGTGTCAGGCACCTTAGCTGTCATCGGGGAGTCGATGATGTCCTTCTGCTTGGGTAGCTGGTCATACAAGGCGATGTATGCCTCAAGGTCTGAGCCACCACGCGCACCGATCGTACCGATCAGGGCTTGCTTCAGAGTATTCGCACTTATCCTGTCCTTGGCATGGAGCCAATGGCTTGCCAATTCGAGAGACCTAGGCGTTACGAACTTCTTACGCTGTGCGTTCGGATGGAAGATATACGGATTGTCATCGGGGTTAGACACCTCCTCGAAAGACTGGAACAGAGCAATGCCATTCTCCTTGACCCACGAGATAATCGCCGTGTGAATCCCTGCGTTGTAAGCGAAGTCCTCGATCCATTCGTCAGCCGTAGGCTTCTTGAGACGCACCGTAGTAATGCGGTTCTCGTGATGTGCCATGAGCAGATCACCCACGCCCTCGGTCCCTAGATTCGTCGTTGCAAAGACAATGGACTCTGGATGTAGCTTACGTCCTGCGAACTCACGCTCTAACATGAGACGCATCGCCGCGTTCTTGACACTCTGGTTCATCTTGCCAAACTCATCGAGCATGACAATGACCGGACCATCGACGTGCATACCCATCTCTGCATTCGGTGCGAACTGCACGTAATTACACACAGCGTTGGGATCATCACGCACCACCTCTGGGAACATCATGTCACCCAAGTCCTTAGTCGTACCGTCGAAGTAGAACGACCTGTGATTAGGCAATGCTTGCCTGAGAATCTTAGGGATTGATGACTTGCCACATCCCATGTGACCTTGGACTAGCGTAGTCACACGACTACCGGTTGCGAGAATAGCCTCGGCGCACTCGCTGAGGTTCATAGCATAGAGTTGTTCTGCTGTTTGCTTGGACATTTTAATCTCCTAGGATTGTAGATATGAGTTAAGCGTATATGTGTTCGTGGTAATTACTTACCACCAATAGTTTCAATAAAATAAACCTTTACCATTCAAACTCCTTGAGCAGCTGGTCTACCTTGCGCTTAGTGTCGAGCCTGTAGCTGTCATCTTCACGCAGGGCCTCGGGTGTTACCCCTCGTAAGGTCTGTTCGATACGCGCCTTGGCACGGCGCATGGTGTCGTCTCCTGTGATGTTGAACTTGTCGAGCAGGTCAATCATGTCCTCCACGTTAGATACAAGGGTGTCTCTGAATGTCTGCTTCTTCTCACCCTCTAGCTTCTTACTCATGTTAGTGAGCGCCTCGTGGGTGCGGTCCCACACGTCCTTGTATGCAGACTTCAGCTGATCTTGGTAATACGTCTCGTAGCTTGACTTGAGCATCTGCAGGGCATCGTGCCCTACGTCTACCCGGAAGTCACCCGCATCCGGTACCGGTGCGTACTTAAGAGTGATTGAATAGTGAGTCTTGAGTGTCTCCAAGTCTGGATAATGCTCCGGGTTAAACAGATCACCTAATCGGTCGGTACTTCCGGCTCTGACAATCATGTTCGGATACTCGGCATAGAAAGCAGGTAGTGCCTTCTGCTCGATCTCGTTGATGATCTCCGTGACCTGCTTGTTGAACTCAAAGAACATAGGCGTAGTCAGTAGGCGTGGACCTCGGTCCAACCACGGCATCGTGCAGTGATATAGCACCGTCGATAAGCACCCATACAGGGTATTCACTTGGTCAAAGAGTGGCTCGTTGATGAGCAGAGTCTGGTTCACCCTCGCTGACTTACGCCCTGCGTTGTAGTCCTGACGCACCTTCTCGGTGGCGTCCTTGTTCTGTGCGTAGCCATTCCATCTACGGCGGTTGATCTCGACGAGCATGGCACTTGAGGAAATGCTCGGGGTTTCTGTAGTCCGCGGACTAACAAGTTGCTGTTCGTTCATGTCATTCTCCAGTTGGGGGGTGGGAGCCATCATCGGCTCGCGTTGCTTCGCGGTTATTCGCTACGCTCATAACCCCACTACAGTATATATTATACCACAAGTTGATACGTTACACCACTATATAACAGAATTTAATAGTCTTATCAGAAGTCTCCCTCTCTTGCCTTGATGATCTCAAGCTGGAGCGCGTCCAGTTTCTTAAGCACGTGACCAATAGGTACGGTGTCCCCGTCGCTACTGCGGAGCAGGGAGTCCTTGATGTCGGCTATGCCCATCAGCGCGACCATAGTCGCTTGTGATAAGTACGTAGCCCTCTGTGCATAGTCACGCAGTGCGTTGTTATAGCTCTCTTGAGCCTGTGCTTGGATGTTATTTGTCATTGTCTTCTCCGAATACTTCGAGCCTGAGTTGTGTGTAGGACTGTTGCAACATGATCTCTTCATTGCCTTGGGATACTAGATATCCCTCGATCAGGTCTGCACGTACTCCCTTGAGTTCCTCCGTGTTAAATACAACCACGGCGTACCCGTCCTTTCGCATGGCATCAATCGCCTTGCGCCATTCGTAGTTCATCATTGTTACTCCTCCCAATGCACTTCAATACACTTGATACGACTAGCATTTGCGTACTTATCCGCGAGCTCCCTAGTCTCATGCACTGTGCGGTAATCAGCTTGACAGGTGGGGTAGACATTCATCCACCCGGACTTACGCACCGGCTTAGGGTCGAGCTTCTCGATCAGGGCTTTCATACCGTGGTAGTCCGTGAGGTCACCTCCATGCTCAATCTCGTATGTGTACCCATGCTCGGCGGTGAACCGCAGGGCGGTCAGGACAAGTTCTAGCTCGATCATGGTCAGGTCGAATTCTTTAGTTGTCATTGTTCTCTCCCACTCTGCTGTTAAGTACGAAGGTGTTGATCTCACGGCGCATATCGTCGTATGCCTCTGCCTGTTCTGGTGTGAGCGTTGCCATGGTGTATCTGTGCATCAGCTCCTCCATGAGGTGGTCATGTCTGGCTGTTAGCTCGCTTATCGGTGTGATAGGCGGTGCTGTCTCTGGGTCATATATGTATTCGTTGTTCATATCATTCTCCTGTGTGCAGGGCACGTTGTGTACCCTGCGGTTGGTTTCGATGTAGTCTGCGGACTACACTAACGTAGCTATCTTTTCTTTGGCTCGCTCAACTAAATAATCCTTGAGCCACGGGTGCTTCATGCACATGGTGTCGCACCAATCCCATATTTCCTGTATCTGCTCGTTCATGCTGTCCTCTTTGGGTTAAGTTGCTTGAGCACGTCCCTATCCGTCACAACCATGTACACGGACTTATTTAGGGGGACGATACAGTGCTTTCTCTTTCTGGCGTACACCTCACCACAGGGTAGGCACGTGTCATAACCCAAGGATGCACGAGCATCCGGTACTTCCTCAGAGCATCGCAAGCATAATCTAGCCATGATCTGTCTCCGGGTTGTACTCCACGTCGTAGTGGTTAATTGTGTGCTCTTGTGATTCGCACAGTAGCCGGTAGGCTACCTCGTCGGCACGTTGCATGTATGCACTCCACTCGTCTTGGGTTGCCTTGGTTGGCATCGGGAAACGGCGGTCATAGGTTGGTTTGGCTTTGGTTTTTGTAGTCATGGGACTAACCTCTTACCTGTTGCTTAGTCTTGCGGGTGTACTGGATACACTCGGCATTGAGTCCGTTAGGTGCGGTGTCTACGCACATCCACTCTGAGTTGTGGAGGGTGACTGAGGGTTGGTTGGTCTTGGCGATGATGATGGCCATGATGGCGACGGCAGATGCGATCGCACAGAGTGTGATGAGTCGGTTCATAACAATGTCTCCTGTAAAGTGTTAGTCGGCGGACTAACAAAAGTTATCAGGCACAAATGTGCCATCCGTACATGGGGCAAGCCCCTCTGCCAATGCACGGCTATGCCGTGACTCGCTTCGCTCAACCACCATATACTTCGTATATTATAGCACGTGCTATCGGCTTAGTCAATCATCTAAGGGAAGAAAGTTTGCCTTGTTCGTAGTGTTGCATTAGTTGTGTTGGTGTTGTAGACTGAGCCTTCATTCAACGCAACAGCGAGGTTAATATGAAGCGGGTTAGTAAGGATGGGAGTGTTAGCTATGTTATTCACCCCACCATAACGCAGGAGACTCATGAGCAACTGAGGTTATTGTCCATACACGAGGCACAGCCTATGACTGAGATTGTGCGTCGTATTCTTACGGCATCTGTTGCACGTGCCGTATCTAAACTCAACCAACAAGGTGAACTGTAATGAGAAAGGCTCTTAATTCTTGTGTAGAAGCGGTGGCTGTAACTGCGGTTGTCAGCGACGAGGTGATGGATAAACTGGAGCATCAGGCCAAGGTGTGGGGGGGTGTCTGTGGAGTGGATGGCGCAAGCGGTAATAAATAAGTGGGCATCTAGATTACCCAACAAAGAAGAACGGGCAAGAATAAAGAAGGAGGAGGAAAAGCGGAGGCGAGAGATGGAGGAATTGCTCACCGGGGAATGGGAGGATTGATAAGTAAGTCTTGTATGCCATGTTCCCCATGTTAGGCTATGTTCTAGCATGGGGGCGCTTTGTACTGGGCTGGAACGAAAGAAACCCTTGCAGGGCGCGGTTTGTGTTAAACGTTCTATTTGTACCATTGATATCATATACACACCTCCTTTTGATTTTGGACTTTGCATTGCGGTGGGAATCTGCCGAACACGAACGAAAGAACGCAAAAGGGTCTGGGTATGCCCGAGGGCCGGAACATTTGCACAAACCGCGCCACGCTTGGTTCTACGTGGAACATTAGGTCGGTACAAAGCACCCTACGTGGAACACTAGGCAACAAAACAAACACAACATACCTGTTAAGTTTGTTGGTGGTGTAGTCCGCCGACTACATAAAATCCCCGGCCCTACATCGCCCGCTACTTCTCATCACTGGTATCAGGTGTAGTCAGCCGACTACACATTACGAACATAACCAACATTACAACATTGGCAACAATCCGCGATCCTCCATGGCCCGCTACGACGAGTCACTGGTATCAAGGTAGTCAGCCGACTACAGGGGTCTGATCGGGGGTTTGGCGGGTTCGACGGGGGTTGATAGTGGGATTGATAGCACAAAGCCGGAATCAGCCGGTGTATACGTGCCTGATCGACGGGCACAAAAAAGCCCCGCCAATGGCGGGGCTTCATGTCGAGGGGGCTTACTTACCCTTTACAATGTTCTCAGCCTCTTGCATCTTGCTTAAGAATGCCTTGATATCGAATGTGGCGCTGTCATAACCCTTTGCGGTCTTGATGACTTGCGCGATACCCTCAAGGATACGGTCCTTCTTACTCTTGGTCTTACGGGATTTGGACTCCTCCGGGTTATCAAGAGCATCCTCTTTATTCTTGACGTGAGTCCGGATCTTGTTGAAGTAGGACGCGATCTGTTGCATCCAATACCTACGTGTACCCTGATCTACCTTAGACAAGGTCTTAGGCTCTTTCTTGATGAGTTCCTTAACATCACCATCAAGAGACTCGAAGATAGCCGACTCAACGGACTTGTGGAGCTTCTCAAAGGGAGACTTCTCTCCCCGTTCGGGCTTAGTAAGCATGATGGCTGAGATACCCTCGCTGATATAACCCTCGGCAAGAAATTCCCACTTGTTGCGAATGTAACGATCCCCATTACAAACGTCGGTCGTGAGGGTAGAAAGGTTGGTAGAAAGTACGATTGGCTTAATAGTCATAATGTATAACTCCTGTCTATTGATTGGTTAAAGAGTGAAAGGGAAAAGCCCCTCCCACGACTTAAGATTGACAGGTCACATGGCACGTTCGCAAGGGATAAGCTGTTAGTCCGCCGACTAACACGATTTTTCGGGGGCCATTTGGTGCACCCCCACCCCCCAAACCGGTGATCTGGTTCCATCTGCAGCTAGGTATTACTAATCCGCACGAACGATCACCTATTTTTCTATTTCCCCCTAATCCAACCCGCGCTGAATCGTGCATTCACTTACGGTTTTCTTGGCTAACCATAGCAACCGCTATATAGGAACACCCCCCGGTGCCAAAAAATATCGACCCGTGAAAAATTTTTTATAAAAATTGCACTACTTGCTCAATTTTGTTCAAATACGTGCTAACTAAACACGCGGACATGCGTCGTTATGCTGGAAATCCAACCTGATCTCGCTATCCCTTTCCCTAAGAAGGGTGCCAAACTTAACGACTTTCGAGAGAAGGTCGAAGCGGCCTGTCGCACTGCCGAATTACTCGGACTGGATGACGACTACGATGAAAAAGACGTAAAAGAAGCCACCCCGGCTATTCTCGCTGCCATAGATCCCGAAGAAAGTAAGGCCAAGCAGGCCCTGAAAGCCACAGAAAGCTTCAAAACCGGTACCTACCATGCGGTAAATGGAATACTTAAGGAGTATTCGGTGCGTGTGGTGGAAAATGCCACCCAAATTCGCCTTCTGGTCACCAATAAACTGCTTTTAGAGGCGGAAAATCCCGACCCTAGGATTCGAATGAGGGCCTTGGAACTGCTTGGAAAGATCACCGACGTAGGCCTTTTCACCGAAAAATCGGAAGTTACGGTCACTCATAGGTCCACAGATGACCTTGTTGAGTCCATCAGGCAAAAAATTGAGAGGATGCGGGAGCCCAAGGACATCACCCCTGCAGGTGCCCACATTATTGATGGCGAAACCATCGACGTAGCAGAGGAATTGGGTCTATGACCCTTGACGACGCCGAGCTCGACTTCCTTGCTCAGAATATGCACATCCTCAGCCCCGAAGAGGCTGCTGAAGTAGGAGTGCTCCTCGACGAATTGGAGAAACGCCGGTCCGCTAAAGCCTGCCGAGACGATCTGATCGAGTTCTGCAAGAAAATGCAGGATGACTACAAGGTGGGCCGGCACCACCGCATGCTGGCCGACGAGCTGATGGCAATTACCGAAGGGACCAAGGACAGAGTGTGCGTCAACATGCCACCGCGTCATGGGAAATCCCAGCTGGTCTCCATCTACTTTCCTGCATGGTTTATCGGGAAGTACCCGAACAAGAAAATCCTGATGGTGTCGCACACATCAGATCTGGCTGTGGACTTTGGTAGAAAAGTGAGGAACATCATTGACTCCCCTGCGTACAAAGAGATATTTCCAACAGTCACTCTGGCGGCAGATAGCAAGTCTGCTGGTCGCTGGAATACTAATTCTGGCGGCGAGTACTTTGCTTGTGGTGTGGGTTCCGCTCTGGCTGGTCGAGGTGCTGACCTCTTGCTTGTTGACGATCCTCATAACGAGCAGGACATTCTTAGCGGGAATCTTGACATCTTTGAGCGGGCTTATGAATGGTTTGCGTACGGGGCGCGGACACGACTGATGCCGGGAGGTCGCGTAGCGATCATCCAGACCCGATGGCACCAAGATGACCTAACCGGTCGAATGGTGCGTGATATGACACAGAACGAGGGGTCCGACCAATACGAGGTCGTGGAATTTCCCGCTATATTTAATGAGAACACACCGAACGAACGCCCCCTGTGGCCGGAGTTCTTTGATCTCGAAGCGCTGAAGCGCACCAAGGCATCCATGCCGGTGTTCCAGTGGAACGCCCAGTATCAGCAGAATCCGACCGGTGAAGAAGCCGCTATCGTCAAGCGAGAGTGGTGGCAAGCGTGGAAAGCAGAGCGGCCACCTGCCTGTGAGTACGTCATCATGGCCCTTGATGCCGCGGCAGAAACGAACAATCGTGCTGACTTTACCTCCATAACTACGTGGGGTGTCTTTCTCAACGAGGAGACCGAGGCGTACAACATCATCCTGTTAAACGCTATTAAGAAGCGTGTGGAGTTCCCAGAACTTAAGGACCTTGCGCTGGAGCAGTACCAGCAGTACGAGCCGGATGCCTTTATTGTGGAAAAGAAGTCAGCGGGTACCGCGCTTTATCAGGAATTGAGACGTACGGGTATGGCGGTGCAGGAGTACACGCCGCATAGGGGGTCGGGGGACAAGACCGCTCGTCTTAACTCCGTAGCAGATATTATTCGTTCCGGGTTAGTATGGGTGCCTGAAACTCGCTGGGCTGAGGAAGTGGTTGAAGAGATTGCAGGTTTTCCCTTCATGTCTCACGACGACCACGTGGACACGACAACGATGGCCCTGATGCGATTCCGTAACGGAGGCTTTGTTCGCTTACCTAGCGACGAGCCAGAGGATATTAGGTTCTTTAAAGCCCGTAAGCGAGCTTACTACTAATTTGAGGTCCCCATGGCTATAGATAAAGCACTGTACCAAGCTCCCCTTGGTATTGCCCAAGCGTCCCAGAACGAAGATCCGATCGAGATTGAGATCGAAGACCCAGAATCCGTAACTATCGGTATGGGTGACCTTGAGGTCATCATTGATCCTGACTCTGAACAGGATGACGAGTTCAACGCTAACCTAGCGGAACAGATGGACGAGAGAGATCTCGTTGAGCTGGCGGGTGATCTCGTGGGGGACTACGAGGCAGACGTTGGGTCGAGGAAAGACTGGATACAGACTTACGTAGACGGGCTAGAACTTCTTGGATTGAAGATCGAGGAGCGAGCTGAACCATGGGAAGGTGCATGTGGTGTATATCACCCACTGCTGGCCGAAGCCCTCGTAAAGTTCCAAGCCGAGACCATGATGTCTATCTTCCCGGCTCAAGGACCGGTGAAGACTCTTATTATAGGTAAGGAGACCCCCGACAAAAAGAAGTCCGCAGAGCGGGTTCAGGATGACATGAACTATCAGCTCACGGAGGAGATGCCGGAGTACCGGCCTGAGACCGAGCGCATGCTCTGGGGTCTGGGCCTCTCGGGTAATGCGTTCAAGAAGGTGTATTTCGATCCTAGCCTCAACCGGCAGGTGGCTATGTACGTACCAGCAGAAGATGTTGTTGTGCCGTACGGAGCCTCGGATCTTCAATCCTCACCGCGAATTACGCACGTGATGCGTAAGACAGAGAACGAGCTGCGTAAGCTGCAGGTGGATGGGTTCTATCTGGACGTTGACTTAGGGGACCCCGTCGGAACACTTGACGAGGTTGAGAAGACTATCGCTGAGAAGTTGGGGTTCCGGGCCACAACGGATGACCGGTTTAAAGTCCTTGAAATCCACGTTGACCTTGACCTCAAGGGGTTCGAACATAAAGGTGAAGATGACGAGGAGACCGGCATCGCACTGCCTTACGTCGTTACAATCGAGCATGGGACCAGTAAAGTACTGGCTATCCGCAGGAATTGGGAGCCCGACGACGACACATACCAGAAGCGTCAGCACTTTGTTCATTACGGCTACATCCCCGGATTTGGCTTCTACTACTTCGGTCTGATCCACCTCATCGGTGCATACGCTAAGAGCGGCACTTCAATTATCCGTCAGTTGGTGGACGCTGGCACCCTGTCTAATCTGCCGGGTGGGTTCAAGACCCGTGGGCTCCGTATCAAGGGTGATGACTCTCCGATTGCTCCCGGTGAGTTTAAGGACGTGGACGTGCCGTCCGGTACGATGCGCGACAACATCATGCCGCTGCCATATAAGGAGCCGTCTCAGGTCCTCGCCGGACTCATGGATAAGATCGTGGAGGAGGGCAGAAGGTTCGCTAACACAGCAGATCTCAACCTCTCCGATATGTCGGCTCAGGCACCCGTGGGTACCACGCTGGCTATTCTTGAGAGAACGCTCAAGACGATGTCGGCTATTCAGGCCCGCATCCACTTTTCGTTGAAGCAGGAGCTCAAGCTCCTCAAACACATCATCGCGGAGTACGCCCCAGAGGACTACAACTATGATCCTGATGAAGGCTCACGTAAGGCGAGGAAGTCGGACTATTCTAATGTCGACGTTATCCCGGTGTCGGACCCGAATGCGTCAACCATGGCGCAGAAAATTGTTCAGTATCAAGCGGTCTTTCAGCTCGCCCAAGGCTCGCCTCAGCTCTTTAACATGCCGCTTCTTTATCGGCAGATGCTTGACGTTCTGGGCATCAAGAACGCTCAGAAGCTTGTCCCGATGGAAGAAGACCAGAAACCAATGGACCCCGTTTCGGAGAATCAGGCCGTTCTCATGTCTAAGCCGGTCAAAGCTTTCGCATATCAAGACCATCAGGCGCACATAGCGGTACACATGAGCGCGATGCAGGACCCCAAGATCGCACAGCTCCTCCAGAACAATCCGATGGCTCCGGCGATTCAAGCCGCGGCTATGGCGCATATCAACGAGCACCTAGGGTTTGCATACCGGGTAGAGATCGAGAAGCAGCTTGGGTTTAGCCTCCCGCCGCAGAAGGACGAGTCCGGTGAAGACATCCACATGGACCCGCAGGTTGAAGCACGTCTGGCTCCTCTTCTCGCTCAGGCTGCACAACAGCTCCTCCAGCAGAAT